AACATCAGGTTCTTCGATATTCCGTACATCTATAAGCGAGTGGTGAAACTGTTTGACGAGAAGACTGCCAAGCGGTTGTCTCCCATCCGAAAGATTCAAGAAAAGATTGTGAATCGTAAAGGTAAGGATCACACAGTATTTGATCTGCTGGGTGTTGCCACGCTAGACTACTACGAACTGTACATCAAGTTTACGTACACTAATCGTGAGTCTTACAGCCTGAACCATATTGCCAATGTAGAGTTGGGTGAAGAAAAGCTGGACTACTCGGAACACGACAGCATCAAGGACTTTTATACCAAAGACTTTCAAAAGTTTATGGAGTATAACTCACATGACGTTACACTGGTTCAAAAGCTGGACAAGAAGTTGAAACTACTGGAACTGGTGGTAGCACTGGCGTATAATGCTAAAGTTAATTTCACAGACACGTTCTCTCAAGTAAAGACTTGGGATTGTATCATTTACCATCATCTGGCCAGCAAGTTTATTGCGGTTCCACTAAAGCCAGAAGTGGAAGAAAAGAGCGAACAGTTCCAAGGTGCGTACGTGAAAGACCCGCAAGTGGGTATGCACAACTGGATTGTGTCTTTCGACTTGGACTCACTGTACCCGCATCTTATCATGCAGTACAATATTTCTCCGGAAATGAAAGATCCACTTGGTAAACGGAACACACTGGATCCAGACCATGTGCTGAATCCACACTCTGAAACAGCACAAACACAATTTCTTCGTGTTCAAGACCACCAACAAGCTGCCGTAGAAAGAAATCTTGCGATTGCAGCAAATGGTGTATACTTCAAGCGAGACAAGCAAGGATTCCTGCCTGAACTAATGGAAACCATGTATGAAGAACGCAAGATGTACAAGGAAAAGATGTTGGAAGCCAAGTGAGCCCTCAAGGCTCTAGACGCTACCGCATCTGCTGCCAAGCGAGAAGAACTAGAATACCAGATCTCTAAATACCACAACTTTCAACTTGTGCGAAAGATTCAGTTGAATTCCGCATTCGGTGCGGTAGGAAATCAGTACTTCCGGTATTACGATATTGATTGTGCAGAAGCTATTACAGTTTCCGGAAAGCTGTCTATCCGTTGGATTGAACAAGAGTTAAACAAGTTCTTGAATCGGATGGCGGGAACCACAGACGTGGACTTTGTTGTGGCTTCTGATACAGATTCGGTTTATCTGTGCATGGACAAAGTGGTTCAACGAATCTTTGCAGGTAAGAGTATCCCAGATGCAAAGATCACAGAAACGCTCGAAAAACTTTGCAAAGATAAGATTGAGCCGTTTATCCAACAACGCTACGAGGAATTGGCAAAAACCATGAACGCGTACGCTCAAAAGATGCACATGAAGCGTGAGAGTATTTGCAGTAAAGGTATCTGGACTGCAAAGAAACGGTACATGCTTAACGTGATGATGGGCGAAGAAGGCGTGCTGCTGAAAGAACCAGAACTCAAGATCATGGGTATTGAAACAGCCCGATCCAGCACACCACAGATTGTGCGTAAGGCACTCAAGACCGCTATTAGTTTGATTATGAATCAAGGCGAGAAAGCGGTTCAAGATTTTGTGGAACAGTTTAAAGATCAGTTTGATCAAGCGGGAATTGACGATATCGCATTCCCACGATCTGTTTCTGGAATGGACAAGTACTCTTGCAAGACTGGCGTGTACAAGAAGTCTACTCCGATTGCGGTAAAGGGATCTCTGCTGTTCAATCACTTCTTGTATGAGAACGGATTGGAAAAGAAGTACCGTCCAATTGGAGAAGCAGAAAAAATTAAATTTGTTTATTTGAAGGAACCAAATCCACTTTCGTTTGTAAGTGGAAACGAGCACGTTATTTCTTTTGGAAACCAAATTCCTAAAGAACTGCACCTAGATAAGTACGTGGATCGTGATCTACAATTTGAAAAATCTTTTGAAGATCCCTTGAAAACCATTTTAGATGTGTTACAATGGAGCATAAGAAAGACCCCATCGTTAGAGGATTTCTTTGTGTAAGGACGCACATATGGATCTTGGAATAATTATATTTTTGGCGGCGATAGTAGTGATTTGTGACAGATTAGACAAAAAGTGGAGCAAAGACGAGTGATTTTGGGCGTTAAAGCGGGGTTTAAAAAACAATAAATACTCGTATACCATTTATAAAGGACTATTATCATGTTTAGACCATTCGGAAACCTAGTAAGATTACCAGACGGCAGAACTCTCCAAAAGCAAGCAAACGGAGTGTGGATTGATGTGAACAGTGGTGTTAAGATGAATGACACCATGGTTGGTAATCTAATGTACTCTTCTGCATTTTACGGAGTACCGGATGGTGGAGTAGGAAAGAAACCCAGAGCAACAATTATTGGAATAGTAGGATCAGTAACAATAACACAGTGGTTACAGGATGCACAAGTAGGAAGTGATTCTATTGATTTTGCTTGGATTGGTGATAGTAATGTTGCTAAAGTATTAGTGAATAATGAACCATGGCTTCCAAACGGATTTGTTGATAACTTTGTATTGGCTGGTATTTCTTCTGGTATTACAATGTACGGAAGTCCAGTTGTTCCAGCAGGAGCACCGATTACAGGAAATAGTTCAAACACCAATGCAGCAGGATATTATACAGTTCAACGATTTGGAACAGATACAGCTTCAAGAAGAGGTTGGACTAGCGGTAATATTGCAGGTCCTACTGAATTTGCAAACGAATTTGGTGTAAGTTTAGGAAACTTTACTCCACTTGGAGGTAATGAAGGTATTAGTGATTTTGGTAAAGCAGGATTTATTTGGGTAGGTCAAGGCCAAGGAGCAACTGGAAATGGTGCAAACTGGTATATAGGAAATACTGGCGGAATTCCTGGTTTGACTACAAACAATCTGTATTTTAGAATGATTGCTGGTACTACAGGAAATACTGCCGGTGTTGTGTCCACTTGGTATGATCAACCAAACAAAATAAAATATATTAATGTCGGTATAACCGGAGGCTTTACTGCTTATGGTATAACTTTAGAACCATATAATATGGGAAATACTGCTTTGAATTTTTATTTTAGCGGTTTACCGTTTGCTGGCTATAATGCAACAGGTCCTGTAGGGATAGCAATGACCAGTCTTTACAATCCAGTTAAGGGTATTGCTAGTAGTACTTTACACGAATGTGCAGGACAATCTCTAGGAGAAATGTGGAGATCTATTTCTCTGGCAGGTATTTCCGCAAACAACAATACTGTTGTGAATTATCTGAAAGAATACTATAATAGACAACGAGTGGCAGGAGGTTCTGGTCGTGTGTGCGTTGCTATTGAAGGTGGAGTTAATTTTGATAACGGTACTTCTCTGGCAGATAAAGGAACAAATGGAGCAAATTATATTCAAAGTATGATATCATTTGTAACTTCAGAATGGTCAAGAGCAGGATTGCCCAGTGATAAATTAACATTCTTGGTGTTTAATACCTGGGAACAAGATGCTGGCAGTGATTGGAATACCATCTATCCAGTAATCTCTAACGCCATGACAAATTATGCCAAAAATCAAACCAGTAATGTAACTTACGTGAATGTGTATAATTTTGGTGGTACATACGATGGATTAACTGCTGGTGGTTATTATAATACCGGAGAAACTGGACATTTATCTGCCAGCGGTTATAAGGTACTAAGTAAAAACATCATGGATAGTTTATTAAAGAATAGAACTAGATAAAATAAAAGGAATATTATGAGTGGATTTTTACATGATTTAATTAAAGAGTCGGGTAATCAGTATGCAGGTATGATTGAAGACGGTATTGAAGGCAGCGATGTTCGTGGCTTTATTGACACTGGCTCGTACGCTTTCAATGCGCTTGTGTCGGGTTCCATGTACGGTGGAATCGCTGACAACAAGATTATTGCACTGGCTGGCGAGTCTGCTACCGGCAAGACGTACTTCTCACTTGGCATGGTTCGCAAGTTTCTGGATGATCGTAAGGACGGCATGGTGCTGTACTTTGATTCAGAACAAGCCGTAACCTCCGACATGTTTATGGATCGTGGTATTGATCCTAAGCGTGTGGCAGTATTTCCGGTTGCCACTATTGAAGAGTTCCGTAATCAGTTAATCAAGATTGTGGACAAGTATCTGGAACAAGAATCAGACAAGCGTAAGCCCTTGATGGTTGTGCTGGACTCGCTGGGTATGTTGAGCACCAGCAAAGAAATCAATGATACGGCTGAAGGCAAGGAAGTACGTGACATGACTCGTTCTCAAGTCATCAAGAGTACTTTCCGTGTGCTTACCCTAAAGCTTGGCAAGGCTGGTATTCCACTAGTAATGACTAATCACACCTATGATGTTATTGGTTCTTATGTTCCAACCAAGGAAATGGGTGGTGGCTCTGGCCTCAAGTATGCAGCGTCTACTATTGTGTACCTGTCCAAGAAAAAGGACAAGGACGCAGACGGTCAAGTGGTTGGTAATATTATTCACTGTAAGTTGTACAAGAGTCGTCTTACCAAGGAAAATCAAATGGTGGACGTTCGATTGAATTACGATAGTGGTCTAAATCGTTACTACGGACTTCTTGACTTGGCTCTAAAGTATGATATATTTAAGAAGGTGTCTACTCGTATTGAACTTCCTGGTGGTGAGAAGGCGTTCGAGAAGAACATTAACGAAGAACCAGAAAAGTTCTTCACTGAAGATGTCATGAAGCGTTTAGAAGAAGCAGTAGCCAAGGAATTTAAGTACGGACAATGAAAGAATTTGAATTAGTGCTTCTGGAAGCTCTTCTCTTTCGAGAAGACTTCTACAAGAAAGTTATTCCATTTATTAAGACGGAGTACTTCCACCGGAAGCCCGTCCAAATGGTGTATACTTGCATCCACGATTTTGTGATGCGGTATAATGCGTGTCCGTCCAAGGATGCCATGAGTATCTGTCTTGAGAAGCACAAGGGTGTTAGTCAGACCGAGTACGATCAGTGTATTGAAATGTTGAATGACTTCAACAAGAAGTCAGCAGAGGAACACAACCTTGATTGGCTGGTTACAGAAACTGAAAACTTCTGCAAAGAGAAGGCTCTCTACAATGGCATCATGGAATCTATCCAAATCATGGATGGAAAGTCCAAAGACAAAATCCGAACTGCTATTCCTAGTATTTTGTCTGACGCTCTTGCAGTTAGTTTTGATACTAATATCGGTCACGATTATCTAGAAGATTCAGAAGCACGATACGAGTTTTACCACAAGACGGAGAAGCGTATTCCGTTTGATCTAGACTTCTTTAATACCATTACAAACGGTGGTACACCCACCAAAACCCTAAATATAGTAATGGCAGGTACTGGAGTCGGTAAGTCTCTATTCCTTTGTCATCATGCAGCTAACTGCCTGAATCAAGGCATGAATGTTCTGTATATCACCTGTGAAATGGCCGAAGAACGAATCGCAGAGCGTATTGACGCAAATCTGCTGGACATTACTTTGGATTCTCTGCGTGAACTTCCCAAAGAAACATACGACAAGAAGATTGCCAATCTGAAGCAAAACGCCAAGGGTAAACTGATCATCAAGGAGTATCCAACAGCCACGGCAAATGTGAATCATTTCCGTGTACTACTGGATGAACTTAATTTAAAGAAGAAGTTTAAGCCTGACATGATCGTGATTGATTATCTAAACATTTGTGCGTCTTCCAGAATGAAGCCGGGAGCAAACGTAAACTCTTACACCTTCATCAAGGCGATTGCGGAAGAACTTCGTGGCCTTGCAACTGAGCGTGGTGTTCCAATCTGGTCTGCCACACAGGTTAATCGTACCGGATTTGCCAGCACGGATATCGGTTTGGAAGACACATCAGAATCGTTTGGTCTGCCTGCAACCGCTGACTTCATGTTTGCTCTGATCTCCACAGAGAAACTAGAT